CTCCTGTATCATCTTCGTTATCTTCAATACTGCGAATGACGTCAGCTTTTGCGGCGGTAACATCTTCAAGCTTGTTTTCAATTTCTTCGACTTCTTCTATTTCGTCGGTTTTGTCGAAGTCTTTAATGTTTTTATTTAAAAGATTTTCGTTGCCCATTACTATCGTTCCTTGTGAATCAACTAATACATGACTTCCGTTAATTGTTATCCAACGCCCGCCATTCTTTAGAATCTGCCGTTCTCTTTTACGCTTTCCCCCCCGAATCTTCTGCCAATTTTTCATCTTGGCTCAAAACTTCCCGCTTTTCGGTTAATCCTAACAGTTCGCGTTCTTTCTCGCTTAATTCTTCCTCGAGTACGCTTTCTTCATTGAGGTTGTTAAAACCGCTTTTCGGGTCAGCTTTCAGGCACTCTCTGCCCTCGTCAGGACTGATGACACCATTAGATATATAAATCTGCTGCGTTTCAGCTTTGATTTTGTTTACCGTAGCTATGCTTTCTTCTTTTTCCTCTGATAATGGATTGAAGGTAAAAGTTATTTCGTTGTCTATCTCTCCCCATTCCTGCACTTGTAGTACCTTTAAGACGTATTCTATTTGGTCACGCAGTTGCTTTTCTTGCTGGCTGGCTATGTGGTCGTAGTGGTTATTTAAATCACTTTCACCTGTATTAAATCCTGACGGCGTTAAGCCCCACATTTTTGTTACAGGCTCATTGAAGTAAGCCGCTACAATCTCCATTGCCTGACTTACTATATCCTTTACGCCAGCTAACGACGTTGATTTAATATCAATATCTTCTGATTCTTTATCTATCAGCATGACGCCATCATTACTTCGATACTGTACGAAGTTATTTACACGGTTATCGATTTGCGACCAGTCACCGCCAGAAAAAAGCTGCTCGTTAAGATTCGTTTTGAACACCGTTAAACTAAATTTAGTTAATAACCGTGCTTCTGCTTCTCGGCACTCTGTAAAGTGCGCCACGGCGTCTAGTACAATCTGTGCAAGCGGGATACCGAAAAAGTTATAAGCAGGTCGTAATATCGTCGGCAGCTCATTTTCCTGCACTGGCGGCAGGAAGCGGCTTGCGTCTACAGCTTTCCCCATTACAAACCAATATCGTGGCTTGAAGTAATATTCTTGCAGCGGGTCTGCTGCGTTGTATTGACCGGGGGAAAGGTTATACGGCTCTATAACTTTCAAACGCCGCAGTTTTTTACCTCGTAATTCGTTCTTCGTTAAAATTAATGGATTTAGCAGGTTTTCACTGGCGGTGTCGATTCCGTCAAAGTCCATGTATACTAAACTGCCGCCGTAGTATTTACTGATACTTACCGCTTTGCGTAGTGTCGGCAGCAGGTTTATCTTGGTTATTAATTCGTTAAGTCTGTCCAGCTTTGCCTGTTTATCGGTATCAGGGTCATTGTTGCCCTTTGTTGTTAGCGTTATACCCTTTTCTACCATTTCATCAGCAATCATCTCACAGCCTGCCCGAATAAGCCCGTTTTGCGCAAGCCCTGTTAAATAACCGTAGCCTAAAAATTGCGGGTATGCACTCATGCCCATTATAGAGATAGCATGATGTAGCAATGAATGACATTGACCTATAGCAGCGTCATTTGCTTTTTTGGTATCTGCGTCTACCTCTGCTAGCGTAGCTGGCGCACCGTACATTGTTTTAATGTCGGCAAGGGTCGGCACTCTTGGCGTACCTTCTACCGGGTTAATAAGGTTTAATGCTTTCAATCTCGGGTCTTTTCTGATTCGTTCTTTGTTGTTGAAAGCCTGATTTTCGTTGCCGCTATTTTTTCGGGCAGTGTTCAGTGCTTTCTGTCGGATACGTTTCTGCGCGTTTTTGCTGTTGTTCATTTCTTTTCCCCCTATTTATCTGCGTTTTACTTTCATTGGCGGGTGACTGTTTTCTAATGCGTATCTAACGGCGTCTATAGTATGGTCGTTGCCGTCAGGGTAGTTTGCGATATAGTTACCGTTTCTATCCTTTTTTAGCTCGTATTGGGCGAATTCTCGTGCTGCATTCGGGCAGCGCATAGGGTCTATAACGATTTCTAACAAATCATCTGTTAAGTATTTATAGCCCCATTCTCTCGAGCCTTGCCCCTTTTTAGCCGGAATAACATTAATCCCATAGCTTTTTAGGCTCATTAATGTTTCATGCTGGATATCGCTTATTATAAGCCTATTGCGTGGATTTTCCTTTTTAATATGTTCTGCTAACGTCCAGCTAGGGCAGCCACGGGCATAGTATTCATTAAAAATATATAGTTTGCGTGCTGCCGTATCTAGGTGCATAGTCATATACGCCATAGGGTCGATTGATACACCCAAATCAAGCCCACGTTTAATGTTGTCGAAATGCGATATTTCTTCGTTCGTAATTGGTCGCAGTTTTAAGTTTGTGAATATCTCGCCGCCCGTTCCTGTGACTTCACCTAAATACTCATGTCTAAACCTGCGGGGCTGATATACCGCCATAACAGACGCCTCGTAAATAAACTGTTTACCTAACCATTCGGGCGGAGCTTGCAGGTAGTTGCTTTTGTGTAACAGTTTATCAGGGCGAGTTTTTAAAGCTTCATTGTTTACCCAGCTTTGCATAGACGCAGGCGGATTGTAGGAGTAGAAACACCAAAACCGCTCACCGCCACGCAACACAGATTGCAGTACCTTTTCTATTTCTTGAATTCCTGAAAATTCTTCTAATTCCTCGAACCATGTGATAGCATAGTAACCTTTTTTTACTTTTACGGACTTGCGTTTTGTTGGGTCGTCCAGTCCCCAAAACAGTATTTTCTGCCCGGTTTTCTTGTATATAAACGACGGCGGCGATACTCTAGCTATGAAAAAATCATTTAGCCCCAGCTTTTCTATAGCCCATGCTATTTGTTCATAAACTGTTGTTTTTATCGTTAATCCAACTTTGCGGAAAACGATAACATTTATAGTTGGGTCTATTATCATAAGCATGATGATAAATATACTTATAGCCGACGATTTCAACGAACCACGTCCGCCACTAAACCAATAATGCGTAAATTCGTGATTCATCACCTGATGATAAACTTTGTAGAAAGCTTTGCCGATACAGTCAGTTAAATTAATTTTTGGCGGGGTCATTTATCTTTTTCGCTAAATCTTCAAAGTTTTGCGCTGCTTTTAGCGCGTCGTCGTACGTCGGTAATTCACTTTCTTCTGCTTGCTGCTCGGCTGGTACATCAGCGACGATTGTCGGGGCTAAAGCTATAGCTAGAGAGTTTTCTCCGAATAACTTATGATATTTACCCATATTCTCGCTACCTGCTTTTATAAGCGTGTTTTCCATGATATAGCCGTCGGTATATATCTTTTCCATTTGCCCTGTTTCCTGATTTTCTTTAAGAACGTACTTTTTATATTCGATTGTTTCTTTGACCTTGCCCCGCATTTGGTCTGTGTAGCTGCGTATTACTTCCTTTACTTCTGCAATGTCGTCTAATTCGTATTTTGCTCGAAGTTCTTCTACATACTCCTGCACCCACGGGCGGGAAAAAATCATGTATGCCGTGCGCCGGGCTGTTGTTTCTGCAAAGCCTGCGGCTTTTGCGGCTTTATAAAAATTAAAGCATTTTAAATATTCTCTTGCAAACTTTTTTTCACGGTCGTTCGCTACCCGTTTTTCACCAGCTATACGAACAACGGCAGAACGTTTGCGTTTTGGACTAGCCATGTTACGCCCCCCTTGTTTTTGTTTTCATTATAGCACAATTTTTAAAAAAACTATAATTTATCCTGCTTACGTGGTACAATGGTATAAAACGATTAGGGGGGCTAGTATGTCAAAAAAATCCTATACAGAAGCCGAATTGATTGAGGTTTTTAATCTTCCCTGTAGTAATATTCTTGACTTTTTCGACAAATACGAGTGTAAGCGTGTCGTTATTGGGTATCCTTCTATATCTCACGTTATTTACGGATATAACAATCCTGAATATCTGCCCGATATCGCGCATTTAATTGATTATGGCGTCGGAAAAACTGTAATCATAAGCAGCTACGAAACAGGCTCGCCAAGATATCAAGTCTATAACTTTCCTGATAGGCGGCAGGCTATTACTTTTGTAGATGAAGTCGAATATACGTTGTTTGTTCCTATTGATTGTATCTTGAATTTCATAACTCAAAAAATAGGCTTTTGGTCTTATAAGACTACAGTAAATA